TGCGGGGATGTGAGACATAAGTTTCTCGTTGGTTTTTTTATAAAAAATATGGGGCGGCTATATTGCCGCCCTAGTGTAGGTCTTTATTATTGACCTTTATTATTTAAAGAATTCACAGTCGCTGCGGACAATGTATTTGTCAATGTAACTGTAGGAGGTTCTGGGTAAGTAGGAGCCACTGCAAGATTGCGAGCTACTGTAATACCACGACCATTGTCGAGGATACCTACGCCATAACGTTCTTTACATTTCAAGAGACGAATGTCACGTTCTGGGTCAGTCCAGTTATCAGTGGACAATGCTTCTTTTTCAGCAATAACGCCAACAGAACTGCGGTCGATGCAGTACATATCGAATTTTTTGTTAACTTTATCAAATTTAACAAATGGAGAGAAAGATACGGAAATTGGCATTGGAAGACGACCTTGAACTTGGTTAGGTTGCATAATGAATTTTTGAGGACCTTGTTCAGCGGATAAACCAGCAAAACCAGGAGTACCTTGTGTAGCACCCCAAGGATGAACTTGAGAACCACCCAATGCACCGTAAGTCAAACCATTACCAATCATGGAGTTACGAGCGAATACTACCCAAGTCAACGGATGCATAATCACATCTGTTGGTGTCTTATCATTAGCCATCAAAGCTAATACTAAATCCAAGAAGTCTTCAGTAGTCAATGTGTTATTATAAGAACCATCTTTATTTAAACCATGAGTACCAGCTTCTGGAATTTGTGTACGCATATCGTTGTCGAATACTGGAGTGCCATGAGTAGAGAATGCATTAAAGCACCATTCTTCTTTATAGCGAGCCATAGCTTGACCCATTTTACGAATGTTGATACCGTAGATATCCCAAGAAGAATCTTGAACAGCTTCTTCTGTGATAGTTACTTTCAAACCAATTTTCTTCACGCGGATTTCCAATTGGCTGTTTTCTACAGTATTGAAATCTACGGAATCTTCGTTGTAACGTCCGCCTTCGGCAACTTCGCTTGCACGCAATTCGCCAACTACTGGAATTACATATGTAACAGAGGAACCACCTTCAACATGAACAACATTCATGAATTTAGTAGCTAGATATTCAGGTTCAGCTGCTTCACGCAATTGACCTTCGATTACTTTAGGAATTAATTGAACAACGTCTGTAGACATCAAGGATTCTTGTACGGATACGCGACCTTTGTCATAGTTGCCGTTAATGTTCAATACCATTTTTTCCATCAAGTCATAAGTATTAGGCATAACAGCTGGTTTTTCTGTAGCTTCGCCAGCTTTGAATTTTTTCAATTGAGCTTCGGACAATTTGCGACCTTGTGCAATTTTGTTCAAAGTTTCTGTAAGTCTCATAGACATGTATAAATTCTCCTTATCGGGATTAAATCAAATATTTATATAAGTCCGCCCCATTTAGGGGCGGTATGTATAAGATTATTTTTGTAATAAGATTTTTACGGAACCAACTACACCGTCCCAATCCATGAATGTAGGAACACCAGATTTACCTTTTACTTGGTATACTACACGAACGGACAATGGTTTTTTGTTAGCTTTAACTGCATCTGCAATAGCTTTCAATGTAGCATTTTCTTGGTCTTTAGCACCAATAGTAATAATACCTTGAGCTGCATTTACATATTTAACTACGAAGTTAGTACCAACTACTTGACCAACTTTACACAATTTAGCATCAGCTGCCCATGCTGTGTCATCAGCTGGAATAGCGATTGGAGTTTCACCGATATCAAGGAGAATTGTACCTTCTTTAATATTTACATCAGGAAGACGAACGATTACATCGTTGTATTCTTGCATTGCAGAACCGTCATGTGCTTGAGACAAGTCAGTAGAAGCACCAAGATGACCTACTACTTGGTCAGCTACAACTTTAGTGAATACATTAGCACCATCAGTCAAGCCAGGGATACCAAGGTCATTATAACGGAATTCTGGATTCATACGAGGGTCATACAAATCAATGCGGTCAGATGCAAGCATATGAAGGTCATGATTTAAGTAGTTTTTATCGTATGGGTAACCAGGATAAGTGTTAGTAGAATTATAAGGGGAATTTTCTACAGCATCTTCGCCACGGCGATTAGTTTTACGATATACAGTTGGGTTGAAATATTCAGAATTCATGCGGTCTTCAAGAGCCCATGTAGCCCATTTAGCTGCACCTTCTGGAACTAAATCAGTATTGACTGCATATACAGTACCCAATACTTGTTGACGTTCCAATTCATATTCTTGAATATCCATACCAGCCATCAAATCATTGAAGTTCAAGATGGAAGGAACGATACGACCATTTTCGTCAGAACGCACTAAGCAACCTGGGAACAATTGGCCGTAAGCGCTACCCCAAGGGTTTTGCTCTGCTTTATCTTTATAAGCAAACCAAGGCAATTCAACCAAAGCATCAGTACGAACTGGGCCAGGCATAATACCATTAAATGCATCGTCATCACGAGTGTATTCGTTACGTTCAATAATACCGATAGGTACATTGCCAAGACGAATTTCGCCAACTTTAGGAACAACGCCAGTAGTTTTTACACGAACAAGACCAGTGCCTTCTTGCATTTCTACTACTTCATCAGTGTAATCACCTAATTGACCAATAGCGTCTTTCTTTTCTTTTGTAGGACGGAAACAAGTTTCTTCGTAAGTATCAGACAAGCCTTTAAGTGGAGTCCAATCACGACCAATAGATACTTCAGGAACATCTTTACCAGATGCTACTGGAGATACTAAGGATTTAGCATTAGCTGCTGTTTTGAATTTATCGCCAGCTTTACGCAAACGAACAGAAGCACCACCGTTAGCCAATGTCAATGTAGAGAATTTCTTTTCAGATTCAGTGTCTACTAAGTCCATACGAGGGTCAACTGCTACTACACGACCTTTAGGAATAACGATTTGGTTGTAACCAACGCCGAAGCCATAACGGAATAATACTGGCAAACGGAAGTCAAATGCATATTTAATATTTGGAACATCATGTTCAGATACGTTAATTTGCGTATTTGTACGATTGATGCGGTCATCAGAATGGTCACGGTAGCCAGGTAGGTTAGCTTGGAAGCGAGAACCATCATAACCTGGGCTCATGATTTCTTTATTAGTGAAATTTCTAGGGTAAAGTGCCATTTAAAAAAGCCTCCTAATTATTTATGAGTATTTAAAATATCAGAGAAGATGTTGTAGAATTGTTCTTTCAAGTCAACTGTTTCAACTTCTTTAACATCTTTCTTATCTTCAGATTCTTTCAAAGAAGGGTTTTGTAAAGTATTACCCAAGTTAGAAATATCTTTATCTTTTTTAATCAAAGATTCTTTGAAGTCTTTAGACAAATCGCTAATAGAATCTTTAATAGATTCTTCGGAACGATTTTTAACAGCTTCAACATCAACGTCAGAATGACCTAAAGCTTCACGCATAGTTACAAAGTTTTGAACTAAAGCTTCTTTTAATTCAGCTTTTACTTCAGCAACTTGTGCTTCTAAGCCTTCACGCATTTGTGCAGCTTCTGTCATTTTTTGAGTTAAATCATCTTTTTCTGTTTTAAGACCTTCGAGCTCTTGTTCGAGGGATTCTTTAACAGTAGTCAAATCAGAATTAGTTTTTTCTAATTCAGCGATTTTTTCAGAAGTTTGAGTTGCAGCTTCTTTTAGTTCAGTTACTTCTTGTGTAAGTGCAGTAACTTTAGCTTCAGATTCTTGCAACTTAACTTTCAAATCTTCAGGCATATCAGTTATGTCTCCTTTAGTTAAGTTTAAATCTTGATTAAGACTTTCAGCAAAAGCCTTTACTTTACTATTACTTGCAGTAGCAGGATATATATCAATATTTTTTGCATACATATCGCTAGGTACAATTACATAGCTAAGTTCTTTTGCTTCCATTTCGTGGATATCCCAGTAACAGGTCTCTCCATTATATATAGCACCACGTTCATGTTCACAAGTTTCTCCATTAGCCAATTCTTGACCACAGATAGAACATTTTACGGAATGAGCAATTACGCCAATAGATGTTGTTTCTAATAATCCGGATTTCACATCTGCTTTTGCTTGTTCACCAGGAATGTTAACAGTGAATAGTAAAGCAGGAGTTTCAGAACGCGTATTTTTAGTTATATATTTTGCTTCACAAATACGGCCAATAATTTCGCCATCTTCTTCATTATGATGTTTAATTAATGGTCTTCGATAGGGATTTGTCCAAGATGCTACAGATTTCTTTAAGCAATTTGGAGTATATCGAGTATAATTTCGTGTCGCAAATGGAGCTGCATGGATACCTTCAATTTCTACCATAATAGAATTAGGGTCGATAACTGAACTACCAGCGGCCTCACTTAAATCTAAGTGTTGGTTAAATCCATCTACAATTGATAAAAAGTCTTTATCAATTTGTTCCTTAATCATCATCGCCATCGTTATTCACCGCCTTTCTCTGGTTTAATTTTGCAAGAGCAATAAGCGTGAAATGGTGGAATATCATCTAAACTAAAATGATTAGTATCGATGATGCTTTTATGATGCTTCTTATCTTCACTGTTGCCAAAATCTACGTATACTTTATTTTTTCCAAGGGCATTACAGGTTTTAACATAAGCATACCAGTAAGATTTTGATACAGTATATTCAGTTAAGAAGCGAACACGATATTCAAGAGAATTAAATACAGCTTCTTTTTCTTCTCGGGTTTCACATTTTTTAATACGTTTGCTAATTTCTTTGAAAATATCATTAATTGTATTTTTAGTCTCTTTTACGATATTAACAGTTTGTATATCAAAAGTAAAGTCTGGCTTTTTACTTCCACAATCTTTAATTGCTTTTTCGTATCCGGCTAACATTTCTTTTTCCATATATTTTTCAAGCATTTTTAAAATACTTTCTCTTGTGAGAGGTATAGTAAAAGCGTCTTGATTTTTAACATCGTCACATACATCATTACGCATTGCTTGGAACTTATTATATATTACACTAAAATTTTTTTTATAAATATCTATAAGGTCATTTTCGCTTGATCTTACCACGTATTCAGATAACTGTAATTCATTTATCAAATACATCTGAAAATCATCTAAGGTTTCATTACCGTTATAAACCTCTACATCTTTCCAAATGAACTTTTTCCCTTGGTCTTTGAAATAATCTAGACTGGCCAACAAGAAGCCTATACAGCCCTCTATCTTTGGTTCTTTATCCTGGTCGGTAAATGCTTCCCAATATTTTTCAAAGGCCTGTTCACGTTCCAAATCAGTTTCCCCCTTTGGTCTATCCTTGTATTGAATGAGTACTTTGCGCCCATTCATTTCATCAGATAGCGACACATTCCTATTAGTATCAATACATAGAACACTGGTTAGATATACCAAGCTTTGGTTAACTCCTACGTTACGCCCTAGATGGGTTTTCTCGGTTGCTATGATCTTTAGCACGCGCTCAATTTTATCTCCTATAATATCGCCCTGTTCAGTTGCTAAGGCCATTTCTCCACCGGAAAACGTAGCCCAGGCGTTGCTGGCTTCGAATCCTCCAGCGGTAAGGCTATCCAGTTCTACATCAATTTTATTAAGCAGACCAGATAAAGCGATATGACGCAAGCCTTTTCCTGTCCTAACTCCGGATTTTGCAAGAAAGAAATTTGTCTTACTCTTTAAACCACTAGCAACCTGTACCATATAATAGGTCTGTAATAGTGCATTGTGCAGGCTATCAGGATCATCAATAACATAGGTTAGAAAATCCATTGCTACTTCTTTGCTTTTTATTGCTTGTTTATAGCCTACAGGATAATATTTAAAAAATGATCGTTGGTTATCTATTGTAGTGCGCGTGACGGTATGGGCTTCCAAATCAATTATAAAATCCTCACCAGCAATTTTATAAAGTTCTAACTTCCTCACTGGTTCAACATGAAAATGTTT